CGTTCTTGAGCCCATGCTCAATTGCGACTTCGTTTTCTTCAGCCCATTCCTTAATGACATAGTTGAGATACTCATCAAGTTTATTGGTGAGTTCTTCTGCGATTGTTTGAGTTTCTGTTTCAAGTTTAGCATCAAACTCTTCTTGAATGGAAGCGACCTTTGCTTCTACTCTTTCGTTGATTGCTGACTTAAAGATGACTTCTGCCTTGTTGCGGAAATCTTCAGAAATTTCTTCTCCACCAAACAGAGCGTCCATATGCTCTTTAATGGTTTCGTCTTCTTCAACTTCTACAGATTCAACGGCAACCTTTTCGGCTTCCTTAGAACCTGCGAGTGCTTTGGGGTCATCGACTACTTCTGCTTCTGCATCAGATGCTTCGGCGTCGATTTCCTTCTTGTTCTTCTTATTGTCAGTCGCCTTTGGCTTCATGACTTCGACACCCTTTCCGGTGACATCTTTGGTTTCTTTACCGCCGATTGCCTCTTCGTCGGATGCTTCAGACATGAGAACTGCCTTAGCGGCTGCGATTGGGTCTAATTGTTCAGACATGAGTAGTTCTCCTTATTGCAGTTAGTGACTATTCTATTTATACAATTTAAAGCCTTGACAAGAACTTTTTAAAGATGGCAATCTTGGCTTCTTCTATCATTCTTTTATCTGCTCGGGTCAATTCTTTTACTGATTCTTCAAGTTCTTTTGGTTCAAAAATACCATTGTTCCAAACCCACTCTTTTCCTTCCATGATGCCATTTACAAAAGCATTTGGTGCGGAGGGGTCGGCAACAATGTCCACGGCGGCAAGCATAAAGTCATCTTGGACTTCGTTGATACCGTCGTCGTTTTTCTTCAAAGAACCCATACCACGGGAAGAGACACCTAACTTAGCACCTTCGTCGATTAGGTTTTTTACAATGGCACCGTAGGGGGTATCTAAAATTTTTGCTCGACCAATGATGTTGTTATTATCTTCTTTGAGTTCTTTAATAATGTGAGAAACTCGTTCTAAGTTTAGTTGAGGACCTTCAGGGTGACCAAGTTCACCCATCGCTCTACCAGACTTTACGAATTCTTTGTTGTATCTTTTTACTTCTTTTTGAAGTGTTTCGACAGGATAAATTCTGCCGTTTTTATTCTTAGTTTCAGCCTGCATAAAGACACCCTCGATGAAGTAGTTTTTCTTACCATCTTCCTCGTTGGCTTCAGTGATGAATTTTACATCTTCTACAGTTTCTGTGATAAGTTTCATTTACTACTCCTCTGTGTCTGCGGTTTGTTCTGGTGTTTCTTCACTGTCCACATTAGCAAAGGTATGAGTATCTGTTTCGGCATCTACAGTAATGTCTGTTTCGATTTCAGGAGAACCGTCCGACATTTCTGAATCAACATCAGGTAATTCCGTTGTTGCAAAATTAGTGGCGAGTTCTGCCTTTTTAATACCCATATATTCGGATGCTTTATTGTATAGTGCGGCTCGTGTTTGGTCGCGTGCGGCATCCAAGTTTTTGTCCATCATTGACTTGATGATTTCTTCTGTATCACTCATAATTTATCTCCTGCTTTTTTCGCAAATTTTACTACGCTTTTTAGGCTATCTTTATTTATAATCACTCTTTCTCTAAGCAAAGCCTGATTTTCTTCTGACAAAGAGTCGTGTAGTTTCACAATCAGTTTTGCTTGTTCTCTAGTGAGATATACCTTTTCACCATTTGCACTTGTAAAGTTTGAGTTATGTTCATTCAGAGCCCTGTCTATGACTGCATAGAAATACTCTTCCTTCGAAACTTCCACCTCATTTTTTGTTTCCACATCCATAGTGCCGATATATTCCTTCACCGCTTTTTCTGCGGCTTTAGGACCGGTAAATATTTCCCAACGCTTTTCATCAACATATACTACGATGGGTGCGGTTTTTCCTGTTCCAAGTGTTTTGAGTGTTACTCTTTTTCCGCCCTCTTCAAACGCCTTTACAAAAAACTCTTTTTCCATTCCGGGGTCAAGTGCAACCTCAGCAGAGTCTTCAGTCTTTTCTGGTTTTGCTTCTTGTGCAGGTTTGGGTGTTTCTTTTTCCTTCTTTGGTTCTTGGTGAACATCGTCTTCTTTGTCCTCGTCTTCATCCTCTGGTTCTTCCAGAAGAGTAGACGCAATGATAGACTTTCTGTTTTTTTCCATTTCTAATTTTCTTGCTTCAACCAAAGAGGTAAAGGCACTTCTAAATTCAGAAGGTTCATCTCTTAGAAGAGATTCTATTAGTTTTAACTTATCGTTGTTCATCAATAGTATTTCTCCGTTTCTTGTGGAATCTCTCCAGATTCTCGTTCCTTCTGAATCTGTCTATCAATTTCCTTAATTTCTTCATCGGTCTGATGTAGAACATTCTTTCGAATAAATTCAATAGAATAGTATTTACCAATATGCTCAGACATACTATCTAGCAGGCTCATTCTTTCACTGAGGATTTCATTATTTTTCGTTTCAGTAAAATATGAATCTCTTGCATAATCAAATCGAATGTCATATTTGATTTTATCCCACTCATCTCTCTTCATGATTCCCTTAAGAATCAATTGAGCCTCTAGAATCGAAAGGAATAGTTCAGAAAATTTAGTTCTTAGTTGTTCGATGAATTTAAAGAACTTCAACTCATCTCTGGTAATTTCAGAGGACTTACCCATGTTGAAGCCATTGTCTGATTCAAGTCTACTAATAGGAACATTCAAAGAACGATATAGTTTCTTTTTGAAGTATTCGACATCTTCCATTTCACCAAGGTTTTCCCCACCCGGAAGAGTAGAAATTTCGGTTCCTCTACCACCTTCTCTTCGTGGTAACCAGAAGTCTTCAAGCATGGACTGGAATCTTCTATCGTCTCTCAGTTCTCCGGTATTTGCATCGTATACAAGTTTGTTTCTATAGCGATTCATGATGTCACGCAGATATTGTTCTGCTTTATTTTTGGGGAGAGAACCGACATCAATATAGAAAATACGGCGCTCTGGCGCACGCGAAATTCGATAGATGACAACAGCATCTTCAATCATTCGAAGTTGATTGAGTGGTTTTATTGCCTTATGTAAGAATCCATATACTCTCTTTTTGTCTAAATCAAAAAGACCCGAGTGGCAAAAAGCAATTGCATCGGGTGAGATTTTCAAACCAGCATCTTGTGGTTGATTGTCATTTTCGTTATATACAAAATATTCTTCAACTCTATCAATAACCTTTGCACCTCTATTTGCAGAGTCTTCTAGAGTTTTCTTCTTTACTGTTTTTACTTTTTGAATTTTTGTTGCATCAATAGGTCTTATTTCTACAACACCCTTTTTTGGTTTAGATGGGTCTACAATCATGTGATAGTAAAGTTTTCCGTCAATATACCATTTCCGAAAAATCTCATATCCACGATTATTGAAGTTTAACAATCTTAGAGATTCTTCAAACTCCTCTGTGATTTTTGTTTTTATGTTATCTGATAAGTCAATAGAATCTAAATCAATTTGAATTGTTTTCTTAATATCGTCTTGTACAATTGATTCGTTAACAATGTCATCAAGAGCAGTGTCTACCTCTGCGTGCATAGACATTTCTCTATACTTCTTGATGAGTTCTTTTTCTGACTTCTGATTACCATCGAAATCAATATATTGCCCAAAAAACCCCGCGGCAGCATCTACATAAGACGCGCCGTCTTCGGGGTTTGGTGGGACAAAGGATACGGGTTTGTTGGATAGTCCTTCGACTCCAACCTGCCCATCACTTCTCCCTAGAGTGAATCCAAAGAGTTTTATTGCCATAATTTAAAGTTCCTTGTGGTTTTTTTATGTCGGGTTACCAGGCGCGATTGACTTCTGAGCGGAGTCAGTCGTGTTGGTGAAGTACTGATAAGTCAAAGTGACGGTAAACTCTGCGAGTGCATCGTTTGTGTCTGCACCAACTTCAATAGCACTGATAGACTTAGGCCAACAACCAATAATTTGGTATTGAGATGTCTGTGAACCGTTTCTATCTAGTGCGGCAACTTTCCAGTCTCGATAACCTGCACCTGTGGTGAATGTAGTAGCCGCACTAGTCGAATCACCAGTGTTTGCTACGGTCGATGCACCCATCTTTTCGTGCCATGCTTGGAATGCTGAGTACAAGTCCATTGTCTCGTCACTGATAACAGTGATTTCCCAATCTCCGAAAGTACGGTCGCCGGGAACCTTTAACTGTCGTCCCTTATAAGGAATGACAATCTCACCAATTTCCATAGAAGGAAGTGATGTTGCTCGAATGTAAAATGCATCACCTTCTGTTAATGCTGTGTCACCAATATCACCCTGAACCGTAAAGAGGTTTGGTCTTTGCAGTCCGCGTGATGTTACTTGACCTAAAAATGATTGAATATTCATTGTTCTCTCCTGTTAAGTTTTTACTTATATGCAAAAGTATTTTCTTAAAGTATTTAGGTGAGGCGCCCGAAGGCGCCCCACCTTTATACCATTTTTTATTATACTCCTGCAATCTCCTCGAAAGCGACATCGGTTCGGACTGCAACGAAGTTCAACTGAATGAAGTTGATTGAACGAGCAGGCTTGATGAAGATATCTGCAACGAATTCGTTACGGTCTACTACATCGCCTGGGTTGTTAGTTTCGTCACATACGACTCGGAAGTCGGTGATACCTCTTCGACCCTGTACTCCACGAAGGAAGGGTTCAACAGTTGACTTGAACTGCTGACGGGTGAACTGGTCATTGAACTCGAAGAGGAAGAACTTCGCGGCAGTGGAAATTGCTTTCTCAAGGACAATGAAGAGGCGACGGACGTTGATGCGGTCGAAGGCAGATGCCTTTCTTTGCATAGTCTTGTCACCGAAGAGGATTGTACCTTCGCCGGGGAAGGAGACAACTGGGTTAATGTTGTTCTTGTACAACTTATCTCTGTGAGCCTTTCGTGGGTTGATTGCGAGTTTTACAACATTTGCAATTGTACCACGGTTGTAACCGGCAGGTGAGAACCAAGCATCGTTAGTGAACTCAGTTCTTGCACAAAGACCAGCGACATCACCGTTGAGGGGAACCCATCGGAAGACATCGTTGTGGTTATCGTACTGATACTTCCAACCACTGTCAAATACACCGTAGGAAGAACTCTTATTGAGAGTGTTGTTGTAGTAGTCTACAACATTATCTACCTTGGTGGTAAGAGCAGTTGTACCAACGCAGTCGCTTCGAAGTGGTGAGAGGAATGCAACACAGTCTTTTCTTGCTTCAGCGAGGTCAATTAGTTTCCCTGCAAGGGTTGATTGAGCAGGTCCACCGATGAGCAACGCACAATCTACGGTTTCGGCATCTTGGAAGAGGTCGTAACCATTGGTGTAAAGACCAGAGTTGTTAGTTGTCGAGTTAAGGTTTTCACCAGTACCCGCATCTGCACCACCATCGAGAACTGAGTAGAAGTTTCTCATGAGCGAGTCGAAAGTAGGACCTGAGGAACTATCAGTACCATCTTGTGATTGGACGGCTGCGAAGTCATCACCCCACTTGATTCCTTGGTCGTCTGGGGCACCGGAAATACCCGTTGACTGAACAATATCGTCTCCGGGGTGGTCACCCCACCAAATGTACTTGGAGCGGTCGTTGATTACGTTGACGTAGTAGTTGGATGAACCATCAAATCTCTTTGCATCTCTTGCTTTGGATGCTTCGAATCTTTCGAGTACGGTTCCGGGTGTTCCTGACCACTTACCACCTGAGTCAACGACTACGATTTGAACTTCGTCATTGATAATACCGAATTTAGCGGCATCAGTTGATGTGTCTGGGAATCTGTCAAACTGACCTGAGTACTTCCACTTAACGGTGGCAGTAAGTCCTGTTGAGGTATCGGCATCGTCAAGGTCAGGTGTAACAAGAATGTGCTTATAAGCGGCAGTTTCATTTTCGTGAGCGTCTGGTCCAGAGAAACCATCTCGCCGCTGGATTGCGTTTGCACCAGAGACTCCACCACTGAAACCAATAACAGTGTAGTCCTTACCAGAGCCACTTACGGTAACGATGTCACCAACAGCGACATTACCACGAATAGTACCACCAGTTGCATTGATGTTTAATGCACCAATACCCATACCATATTTGATACCCTGAAGGTTAACAGAAGAGGTCTGTCCAGTAACACCGAATTGTCCTGCAAACACTTGGTCTGAGGTTTTGTCTGACATCGAGACAGTTAATGAGTTTCCGAGGTCGCCTGCATATTTAGCAGAGAAGTAAACTTTTGCTGCCCCAGAAAGACCAAGTGAACCTTCGTGTGGTAGAGTAATTCCACTTAAGAAAGTTGTGTAGTAGTCGTCTTCGTTTTTAATTGCGATACCAGAAGTACCACCTGCATAGCGAGTACCACCAGTTTGTCCATAAAAGAACTGAACTAGGGCGTCACCACGGTTACCACTACCTCTTGCGATAGCGTTAGCGGCAGAACCGGGTAGTTTTCGAACGACTCGAAGGTCGTTGCCATACGCGAGGAAGTTGGCGGCTGACCACCAATAGTCTGCGTTTGCATTATCGGGTTTACCGAAGTTTGAAATTAAATTGCGTTCGCTGTCAATCTGAACGATTTCCTCAGCAGGTCCCCACTTGAAGTATCCAGCAAATCCACCAACGGTGGTCGCTACGGAGGGGACGATGTTGGTGAGGTCTTTTTCAGTGACATTGACGCCAGGGCTTACTTGAAATGCCATTTGATTCTCTCCTTTTTGTCCAATAGTGATTTGTAATCAGTAAGAATTAGATGTTCGGTTACAGATATTTATAATTTTCAAAATGTCCAAGAGTCATCATTATCGGCTATATCCCACAACTGACCAGAGCCGTCACGATATGTTTTTTCATTCTGAATACCATCATCTATAAATCCAAATGGAGTCATTTCTTCTTCGATTTGCTTAATTCTATCGCTATACAAATCACTTCTTACATCAACTTCAAGCAGTTCTTTGAAGTATTCCTGAGTTGTCATCCAACAAAACATTACAAGAGTCATTACGAGGTCATCATGGTGACCCTTTTCCGCCTCAAATGAACCCTTCTTTGCAATAAAGGTCGTGAGTTCTTTGATTGTTTGAAAGTCTTGAATTATCATCTTGTCTTCTGTGATGAGAGATTTCAAAATCGAACATCCTAATCTCTTCACTGCATCAGTGGTTCTCAGTCCCGGCATCACATTTCCAGAACCAAACCCCTCACCAAGAACCTGACCCTTTCGACCACGAATGGTACTACTTAATACGTTGTGATATTCGTAGTCGTTTTTCAGAATATCAGCCACCTGACCACCGATATCATTAATCTCTACTAAAATAAACGCATCGTTGTATTGTTTTGCTACTGGGTAAATTGCACTGGGGTAAACCATCGGCGGCATTTCATTATTTCGAAACGTAGCACATATTTTGTATGGTACAGTCGTCATGTCAATTACACTAAATGCATGGTAGTCTTGACCAACACCCCTAGAAACATCAACTGTAATTGCATAGAGGTGGTCTTTCTCTGGTGCATGGTAAATCTTAAAGCCGTTATCCATCGTTTGTTCTGGGTCAACATAAGCAAGACATCTTAATTTGTCTGCGTCAATAAGAGTTCCTGCCGAACCCAAGAAGTCACACTCAAATTCCTGTCGAAATTGCTCTTCGGAAGTATTTGCAATCGTCTGTTCTTTCCACTTCTCGTCTCTCCCCGGAACCTGTGACCAGTGAACATCAATCGGAACGTATGAGTTTCTTTTGTTTGTTGCATCTTGCCAGAACTTATAGAACAAGTTCATTCCGTGTGGGGTGGATACCATCAAAACCTTTGTCGATTGACCGGAGGTGATGGTGGGATATACCGAACTGAAAAACTCATCAGCGACTTCGTGAGGAACGAACGCAAATTCGTCAAGGAAAATCATATTGAACGAACCACCACGGACTGCACTGGATGATGTTGCAGATGCAAGAATTCTCGAACCGTTTTCGAGTTCAATACTTCCCTTGTTCCATGCGATAACACCCTGTTGAAGCCAGAATGGTAAGTGTTCATATGCAAGTTGTAGTCTGTGTAGAAGTTCGCGTGCGGTCGCTAATTTATTCGCAAGAATGGCAACATTGACTTCTGGGTTGAACAGAACGTAGTGGAGAAGATATGCAATAACGGTTGTTGACTTTCCGCTCTGTCGTGGGAGTTTGCAGATTACAAACCTATTGTCGTGTACTTTTTGTACGATGTCTTCTTGAAAATCATAAAGACCGAATGGAATAAGTCCCTCGTCGAGAGAAACAATCTTCACATAGTTTTTAATAAAATGAACAGGATTCTGAGAACACTTTAGGTATTCTGCAACTTGTTCTTTTGTAAACTCAACCTCAACACCTGCGGCTTTAAGGTTAGGGTTACCGAGATAATGTTCAATCTTCTCCGCCATCTACGACTTCACTTTCTACATCAATTATATCGTGTTCTTCTTCGACCTGATTTGCAACAATCTGCTTGTTCTGGTCTTGAATCATTTTTTGTAGTTCCTTAGTAGAACCAACAAAAAGGCTGTTATTTGTAATATTCTGGGCGCGTTGGTCAGCACTGTCCTTTTTGATTTGCTTCATTTTATTGTGCATCTCAATAAGGTCTTTGTTCACATCGGCAACATTTTTAATCATTTGTGCCGCGACTTCATACGCACGGGGACTTTCTGTTTCCGACGCAACAGTAAGAATTCCGTCGATTGCGGTATTTCCTGTATCAATGATTTCTTTTAGATTTTTTCTTACGAGATTGTAATCCCGCTTCAAGTCAAAATCGGGTGGTGTTGAAATTGCTTTAATTTCTTTTGATTCTTCTTTGACTATCTCAGTGGGTTCGTTAGACATGTCTAATGCATCACACAATTTTTCATCAATATTTTTTTTGTCTTCCACTAGATATCTCCAATAATGTCACCATAGATGTCAATTGCACCACTTGCTCCAGAAGGACCACCGCACTGTCCACCAAACACTCTAATATTTAGTGTGGGAGAATAGTCTGATGCATCCGAACTTGCACCAGATGGTCCTGTAATTCCGATGTCAATCCTAGAGTGAACCACTCCACTTTCCCCACCAGTAGCACTGGGAATACCAGATGTTCTACCACCGGCAGGTGCGGTTGCACCAGTAAGAAGAGCAGAACTTACGCCTTGCAATACTGTTGAATCCTGTGCAACAACAAGTTTTGCAATGATACTTCGAATAACTTCGTTGTCTCTAATTCTACCATAAACATAAGACTTGCAGTTGAACGATAGTGTCCATGTTAATGCTCGTCTTGCATCAAAGTCACCTTCGAAATCCTCTTCTTGAGTGACATTAGTAAGAACAATGGGAATATCAATTTTAGTATGAAGGTCAGTTGGGTTGATAGTCACAGTAAATTCTGGAGTAAAGTAAGGTAAAATCTGTTCAATAATTTGAAGACCATCATCCATGAATTTAGTCATGATGTGCAAATCAAAGTTAATGTCGTATGGGACTTCAGAGTATGTGTACTTAAGTTTACTATCGTCTGTGGAATCCGTTAAAGAGCCTTTACTTCTAGCAAGTAGTTTTTCTACGGTTTGCCGTTTTCTTGCATTGTCGTATTCAATACTACTAATCTCGAAACTCATTCGAGGTAGTGTCATCGAAACAATTTGACCATCTTCATTTGTGATTGAACCACCCTCGTCAATTCGCCGAAGATATTTTTCCTTCGAGCCATATGCAAGAGGGACTCTCATGAACTCGGTGCTACCATCACTTTTGTTTTGTCTTCGAATGTGAAGATTGTTAAACAAAGAACCGAAGGAAACAACTAGGTTTCGAATTGATTTATTACTGAAGTATTCAAACATTAGTAGTTACCCTCCGAGAATGGGTCTGTATCTGTAAAGTCAAAGATAGAGTCCGCTTCAATTTGGAAGTCATTGGAGTTATCGTATGGGTCTGTGGTGACGCCTGGAACGATTGTGTCGCTAGTTGATTGACTACTGAATACACCAGTTGCACTACTAGTTCCACCAGTGACAGTTACACCTGCACCAAGAGTACCAGTTACTTCTGATATCCTAAGTGTCTTATTGGTAGAAGTCCACTTAGCAACCTTTGCAGAGAATCCACCAGTTGCAGTTACAGTTTCACCAACCTTGAATGTTCCACTATAACTTGAGAATACTAGGTCAAGTGCAAATTCTTGCCGGTCAGTTTCAATCTTGTCGATATCACTGAATCCTGTATCGAGGTCTTCCTGACTGTACTGGAACAGTTCGCAGGATAGTTTATATGTGTATAGTTTTCCCACCTGATAAAATGGGTTTTCGTGTTCTACAAATTTGATTTCAAAAAGACCGTTGGAAAGAGGTAGAAAAATCAAATCTCCTTCTTTGGGTCTTACTAGGGAAGTCTCTTGCGTAAATCTTTTTTTGGATACTACCAAATCTACAGTATCACGAATCTCTAAACCAAACTTTGAGATAAAATCTCCATCACCACCAAACCCATCGACACTTTCGATGTACATTTCGATTGGGTATCCGTCATCAAATTTGGATACAGTATCTTCACCGAATAGTTTGTCTATATTTACAGCGGTTCTTGGTAGGTATACCACATCTTTACCATGAATCTTGATTGCTTCAATGGTTAGGTCTTCGGCTAGATTTTGTTCGCCGGGTTTGTGGTGAAAAAAAGAATTGGTTCCCATGTTAGCCTACCATAAATGAGGGTGGTTCTTCATATGTTTCTCTTAATATTTCCTCTAGTTTTTCCATTTCTTCGTTTGCTTGATTGAAGATTTCTTGACCGTTGAACTCAACACCACCCGGAAGTTGAATGCCGGTAAATTTGGACAAGTTTGCACCCCACTGTCTTTTGAAAGATGCGGTTGTGTATTGCTTTATCCATCTATCATTATAAATTTTTGTGTATGTTTCTGGGTCAATGACTGCGTATGCTTCAAACATAAGAAAATCACCTTCATTGATATCATCCCACTTTGTGTCTAGATGTAGTCTCATTTTTGAACGAGTAAACCTAAAACTAAACTCGGGGTCGAGGATTTGTTGCATCATGCTAATGTGTTGCTGTGCGATAACGTAGTTCTGTAAAGAACCGGCACTTCTTAAACCATAAAAGTCATTAAGTGCTAATTGATATCTAACATCAAAAAATTGGGTCGAACTACCAACACTCTGTGCGTATGGAAAAACTTTAGTGATGCTGATTACAGAATCATCAATCGCAGAAATGTCAATATATTTATTTGATATGTCTGTTGAAGTTACCGCGTGGGTAAGAAAAACCCTCTCAAACCCATCGGTATGAAAAGAGCCATAATACTGAAGAGCATCATCTAACCTGTCTTCCAACTGAGAGTCATCGACATTGATGTCAATTACAGGAGAACCTAGTTTTCTAAGTGCGAAATCTTTTAGTGTTTGTCTACTAGTGGGTTGAGCCATTTTTATACTCCTCCGTTACATAATATGTATAAGAGAAGATATCACACAACAGCCGGTGTTAGGTCATTAAACAAAAAGGATAAACTTTCTAGTTCTTTTGGTGTGATTGTTGCATAGTCCCCGAGGTCTTCTACCGAGATTTTTTCCCACTCAACATCTACTTCTTTTTGAAGTCGTGACCTCATATCATCTAGGTAGTCGGTTTCTTTGTTTTCAGGCATCTCGTATACACCACTAGCATCTTTATTTGCATAAACGTGGATAACTGAGTCTTGGATTTTTTGTATTTCCTCATATGTATCGGAAAGTGATATAATCAAATTTCTCACTTTAACGGCGGTTTTGACCGGAAGTCTTTCCATCAGAAGCCTATTAAAAATAGGATATGCCATATAAAGATTTTCTAGTTTAATTTTCATCGTACTTGGTTCCTTTTCCATTGTTTAAATGCATCCCTTCTCTCTTGGATTTTTAAAATTTCACTATCGTCAGAACCCTCAACAATCATTTCCCACAATGCGGTTACCATTTCTCCCACCGTGGGGTCGATTGGTTGTTTTTTCTCTTTCTTTTCATTTTCACTTCTTTCACGAAAAGCGAGTAGTATGCTTTTTTCATCTTCTCGATTTTCTCTATCAACAATCTTTTGCATTTCTTTGAAATCAGCAAGTCTGTTAATATATCTATCACCATCCTCCCACGGAAGAGGTCCTGCATATTGGTTGGTATCTGTGTATAAAATGTGATGTGATGCAGGCGTATAATCTACCATCAAAACGCCTTCTTTTTTCACATAGTCTGGTTCTACTCTTACAAATGTTTCGTAGTCAATTTTAACACCGTTAATTTCAAAGGTGTTGTCTGCATTATGTCTAAAGAACATTATTTACCTCATAATTTATAATAGCGGTGCGGGCGTAGTTGCTAGTGTAATACCAGCAGTATTCGGCTCATATGTTGATGACGCTCCAGTGCTACCATCGGAGTATGTGTCGAGATACATTGCACTTGTTGTGTCAAGAGTAATTCCACCCTTACCAAATGTAGTTCCTGTTACAAGAATTGTATTGTCCAAGTGAGCAGAAATATTGACTGCACCAAGTCCAGTTGTGGTTCCTGTTAGTCCCTCGTATTCAAATGTACATCCAGAAATGCCTAAGTTGTTTTTCGTGATGCAACCAATTTGAATATAATTAGAGAGAATATTTGCATTTTGTATCTCAGCAGAGGAAGCATCCTTAAGAATAATTCCTCGTCGATGGTGAATAACTCCAGAGTCTAATAACTCAAGAACACTTCTTTGTTCTACACGAATACCATCGGTGGTTAGTCCATTTACATCATCCCCGGCTTCTTGAGTAACTCCATTGTTATAGAAGTTACCGAATACGGACTTTAAGTATGATTGATTGGAGACTTTTGCTCCACCAATTAAGTTAAAGGAAATTCTGTTAGAGTTTGTTTCAACACCAGACGAATCTTCTACATGAATACCGTAACTTGCGTTTCGGAATGCAATGCACCCATCTCTTTGCGATGTTCCAAATCTATTCACTGATGTAAATATTGCCGCAAATGATGCTCCGCTGTGGTTGCCCTCTTCAAACACTTTAGCAAAATCAGACGTTGCACCTTCTCGGGAGTTTCCTGTGTATTCTCCCGTTGCTCCACCCATGTTTAGGTGTGAGTGACCTCTAACATGAAAACCATTTCTTCCGTTAAACACAGAAACTGACCTATGAATATTTGCATTCGAATTGTTTCTCATTTCCACACCATCATTTTGATTTGCAGAGTAGATGTTATAATGAGAGTCAAGGTCTGAAGAATACAAACTTACCCCGAAGGAGTTTCCTGTCCACAAGCAATAGTCTGCCGAAACTGAGGACATGTTTGTTGAATACAATCCATAGTTATTGGAAGAGGAAACTATACCAGTTCCATATACCTTTGATGCGTCTGTATAAACTCCATAATCAAATCCGGCGATTGCAACATTTTCTAGGTTACAGCAACCGCTGTCATAAACAGCAACACCACTTCCGGTCATCCCAGAGATAAATTCATAGGTTCCTCCGTTTAGGTCAAATCCTTTACCAAGAATGGCAACATTTTTAATTTTACCTAAACGTCCACCTTGCTTTACGACAAAACCATTTCCATTATCAAAATTCAATCTAGTCCTGTAGACCTCGATAGTTCCAATGTTATTAAATCTTTGTCCAGCAACACTTCCTAAGTTCGGTATTGTACTTGCACCTTCGTATGCTCTACCACATGCAGTTAAACCTAAAACTGCTTGTGCGCCTGGGAAGGGAACCGCACCACTTGCTCCGGGTGTATCGGACGCGGTAAGAATGGTTACTGCGTTTGCGGCATTATTTGTTCTTAGTTTGTGACCCTTGTACGTTCCAGATGGAATACCAATAGTGCTAATAGGATTTAAATATGCAATTCCTTGAGGAGTTACAAATCCATCTGTTTTTGTTGCTCCACTCGTTAGACCTTTTTCGTATGTGTGGTTATCATGACGAACGTGAACTAGGATTGTTGGGTTAGTTGAGTTACCACCAGTTGCTAAAATTTCATGTGCGCCAACTGCTAAGAATTTACGAAGAGAAACTGAAGCACCCTGCATGGTTGCTCCGCTCGTTCCGTTCTGACCTGTAGACATAAACATATCACCACTACCACCAAGGTCGGTTTCAAACGCAGTAGGACCTGCTCCAGTAACACCAACAGTAATTGCGCCAATTCCTGATGAGGTGTAGTTTTGTTCTCTAATTACAGCGATGTCACCAAGTGCAATATTTGAGTTTGAAGTTACCGCAATTTCTAAGATATATCCATGTGCGGTTGCACCAAGACTATTTGTATAAGCAACTCCACCCATAGAAAGACCGGGAGCAGTTTGATAATAATTATATCCCCGTACAGTTAAAGATTGTGGGGTTTGACCAACAACATGAATTCTATCACCATCTGGATGGTCTACAACAATTTCAGATTCTTGATAGTCTGATTCTAGAGTACCGGCATCTGCAATATTAATTGTGACTGTCGCGGTCTTGGAGATTTTTTTATCACGAAGAACAGCAAATGCTTTTGCGAGAGTTCTCCAAGGAGAATCTGATGCACCAGTATTATTGTCACTTCCGGTAGTTGAAATATAGTAACTAATGTTCGAGTTAATTACCGAAACGAACTGGTCATCTAAACCTGAAATTGTAATATGACTATTTGCCATTTTTGTTTTTTCCTAATCTATTTAGACACTATATCCAGAAAGGAATTCTGCATCTGCTGTGTAATGGTACTCAATGAAGTTGTCTCCAGAACTGTTATTCCCCAAATCCTTAGTGCTTACAATACTAGAAAATCCATTTGTTCCTCTATTTGCAATATTGGACGCGGCAACTCCTGTGCTTTGGTGGTCACTTCCGTTTGCATGTACAACATAAAAAGTTCCAACATTGCCGCTATCTCTACTACTATCATTAGCAGTCCGTGGGTTGTATAATCTCACACTGGGTTTTGTTCTCATCGTTGTTTTAAATTGGACACCATCATGGCATGTATTGCTAATTGCGGGGTCACTATTACCTATTGGTGCATTATTATTGAAATCTGACGAACCCGGAATAGTATCAACATCATATGACTTTTGATAATATCTTTGACATTTGGTGAGGTCTTCTTGTCTTGTTGGGAATTTTAAGTTTGTTGCTTTTGCTCCCGGCTCAAGTTGGAACTGTGTCAATCCAATATAACCACCAATAGCCATACCATTTGTTTCGTTTAGGTTTGTTCTAGTTGGGTGTGCATAGTTATTATCATTCTTCCAAACATTCAAGTTTTCTTGTGTTGTTGCATGGTCAGAACCACTACCAAGAATAAAACTAATTTTCAAACCCGCTCCCTCATTGAACTGCCAGTCTGCAAATTGCAATGCTGCCATGGGAACAGTTATCTTTACTCTAGCCCATCCGTTGGTTTGACTAGAACTTGTAACTGGAGCAACATAACTTCTGTTGTATGCGTGATTTCTAAAAACAACTGTAATCGGAGTTGTTTCTGTTATTGATGTTGTAGCATCATCATTCTGAATTAAAAATGAGAAAGTAAAGAAATCGCTACCCCACAACCTCATCCAATCTTGACCTTCTACAACATGTGTAAATGCATAATAACTGCCTGGTTGAGTTTCTGTGTGGTTATTCTTTTTTATTTTTATCCAACTGGTCATCGGGGGTGAGTAATAATTACTTACCTGATTTGCTGCCGATGTTATGATGCCTGGTGCTGGTCTTCCTGTGGTTTCTTGTGAAATAGTAAAACAAGAAGAACCGTTTCTGGTATAAGTCCATCTGTCAATTGTATGGAAGGAACTTGCGATTGTGTCGTTGAAATTAGTCCCTCTTTGTGAGATTAAACAACATGGGTTATCCATGAGATTCATTTCTGCACTGATATTTGGTTGAAGGAAGAATTGGTCACTGGAACCATCGAAAGAAAGCATATCTCCAGGCTTCATTGAATCAGTGTCACTTGCTTCAGTTCCACCCCGTGTAGAGTCAACATCACCGAGTGCTGATAAATTGGTTTGGAACAAAGCGGCACTCGCTTGGGCGCTTGCTTTGATGATAAAGTTTACTGTTTCGTATGGGTTAATTGTATTAAGTGGTTGACTACCACCTGCTGGTTGAATAGAAACACTTCTATCCTCTACAGCGTGGTCGAAGTCTTGACCGGCAGCACCTACGTCCCAGTTATTATTTGTAACGGGGTAGTCTGCTCTGAAATAATCAACAGGGTATCCGAAGTTCGTAGTATTTGCTGGTGGTCTGTGGTCAAAGGGACCTCTACCCTGTGCATATGCCGCATCTGCATCAGATTGGTTTGCGAGTGAATCATCCGCATAAACTTTATATGTTCCAATGTGACTATGTTGAGGCATATTTTCCAGATTAATAGGAACACTATCACGACCACCATTGTCGCCAAGTGGTCTTGTTGCTCTGTCATCTGCACGTTCTTGGTTGTTTGTTTGTTGGTTTTGACCTAAAGCAACCCTACCTCTAAAGTCGGGTAAGTAGTAAGTATCACCTTCATGTGGTAGATAAGTGTCACCAATAATTGCCGCTAGGTCTGGGTAATCTACGCTACTAAAAGAAGAACCATCACATAATAAAAATCCACTCGGAATCATTTCATCAGTGCCAGCAAACGGAGCAATTGTTCCTACAGGTTGAACTTCTGAAATATCAACCAAACTGTCATTAGAAACTCCGTTTTGCAATCCAATGAAATTTTGAACAACGCCCTTTGTTGAGGACATCATTGTTACCATTGCTTTTCGAACGGTTCCGGTGGTTGCTGGTGGAGTGA